AAACAGGGCCGGGTGATTCTGGACGAGGCAGCGTTCCACGAGGCGCAGGGTGAGATTTTGAAAGCGGCGATGGCCCTGCTGATCTGGGGCGGCGACCTGCGCATCATCAGCACGCACGACGGCGACGACAACCCGTTCAACCAGTTGATCAACGACACGCGGGCCGGGCGCTTTCCGTATAGCATCCACCGCTTTACCTTTGGCGAGGCGCTGGACGAGGGCTTGTACGAGCGCATCTGCCTGCGCACGGGCGAAGCCTGGAGCGCCGAGGGGCAAGCCGCCTGGGAGGCAAAAATCCGGGCCAACTACGGCGATGACGCCGAGGAAGAGCTGGACTGCGTGCCCAAGCACGGCAGCGGCGCTTTTCTGACCCGTGAGCTGGTCGAAGGCCAGATGCGCCAAGGCTGGCCGGTGCTGCGCGACCAACGCGCCCCTAGCTTCACTTTTGAGCCTGATGCGCGCCGAATCTCGACGATTTTGGGCTGGTGCGAGGACAACTTGTTGCCGCTGCTGAACGCTTTGCCCAAGCATGAAACGAGCTTTTTGGGCGGAGACTTTGCGCGCACGGGCGACCTGAGCGCCTTTTTTCCGCTGCTGCAGCGCCAGAACCTGAGCCGGTACTGCCCGTTTGTGGTGGAACTGCGCGGCATGCCGTTTCGCCAGCAACTGCAGGTGCTCTGGTACATCCTCGACCGGCTGCCGCGCTTTGTGGGTGCCGGGCTGGACGGGCGCGGCCTGGGCTCGCAGATGGCCGAAGAAACGGCGCAGAAATACGGCCCCACGCGCATCCTGTGCGTCATGGCCACGCAACCCTGGTATCTGGAGCACCTGCCGCCTTACAAGGCCGCGTTTGAAGACCGGCTCATCGAGCTGCCGATGGACGCCGACGTGCTGGCCGACCACCGGGTGCCCCGCGTCATCAAGGGCATCCCGCAGGTTCCAGACCTGCGCACGCAGGACGCGCAAAAGAAAAAGCGCCACGGCGACACCTTCATTGCCGGGTCGCTGGCCTGGTTTGCCAGCCGCACGCTGGCCGGACTCAGCGACTATGCCTACGAAGGCGCGCCACCGAGCCACAACCGCTGGGATGCGCCCGCCAACGACCGCGACAGCGACCACGACCGCGATCTGGGCAGCTCCCAGCGCGGCGCCTGGTAAGCCCCTCTCATCAGAAAGACCTGCATGGCCATCCTTGACCAATTCGGCAACCCCATCGAAAGCGCCCGCCTGGAAGAACCACAGACCGCGCGCCTGGCGCAGCTGCGCCACGAGTTCGACAACCACCCCAGCCGGGGCCTGACGCCGCCGCGCCTGGCCAACATCCTGCAGAGCGCCGAGCAAGGCGACCTGACAGCGCAGCACGAGCTGTTTATGGACATGGAGGAAAAGGACGGCCACCTGTTCAGCGAGCTGCAAAAGCGCCGCATGGCCGTGCAGCAGCTCGACTGGGCCATCGTGCCGCCCAAGAACGCGACGGCCGCAGAAAAGGCCGATGCCGAGTTCGTGTCCGAGACGCTGGAGGCGATGGAAGACTTTGGCGACGTGCTGTTTGATATGACGGACGGCATTGGCCACGGCTTTGCCGCGCTGGAGATGCGCTGGGGCCGGGTCGATGGCTGGCAGGTGCCGGTCAAGATTGAACACCGGCCTCAAGGCTGGTTCAAGACAGCGCTGAACCCGGACATCAGCCGCAACGAGCTGCGCCTGCGCGACAACACCGCCGACGGCGAGCGGCTCTGGGAGTTTGGCTGGCTGATGCACCAGCACCGGGCGCGCAGCGGCTATGTGTCACGCTCGGGCCTGTTCCGGGTGCTGACCTGGCCGTTTCTTTTCAAGAACTACGCGGTGCGCGACCTGGCCGAGTTTCTTGAAATTTATGGCCTGCCGCTGCGCCTGGGCACCTACAACGCCAGCGCCACCAAAGAGGACAAGGCCACGCTGCTGCGCGCCGTGGTGGGCATTGGCCACGATGCTGCGGCCATCATCCCGCAGGGCATGATGATCGACTTCAAGACCGCCGCCCAGGGCGACCACAAGACGTTCGACGCGATGATCAGCCTGATGGAGCGCACGATGTCCAAAGCCATCCTGGGCGGTACGCTGACCAGCGGCGAAGGCACCCACGGAAGCCAGGCGCTGGGCAATGTCCACAACGAGGTGCGTAAAGACCTGCGCGATGCCGATGCCAAGCAACTGGCCGCCACGCTGACCCGCCAGTTGATTTACCCCATCCTCGCACTGAACAAAGGGCTGGCTGATCCGCGCCGCTGCCCGCGCCTGGTGTTTGACACCCAGGAGCCTGAAGACATCAAGCTCTACAGCGAGGCCATGCCCAAGTTTGTGGGCATGGGCATGCGCATCAAACGCGAATGGGCACACGAAAAGCTCAAAATCCCGATGGCCGATGCGGGCGACGAGGTGCTGCAGCTCGCCCGACCCGAAATGACGGTGCCGCCCGAAGACCGCCCGGCGGTCAAGCCGGGCGCGTCCACCGGCGCGCCGCCCAGCGCCCCCAGCGCCAGACTCAAGGCCCAGATGGCACCCGTTGCCGGTGCCGGTGAAGGCGACGACGAGCTGGATGACCTGAGCGCTGGAATGCTCGACGACTGGGAAGAGGTACTGGGCGAGACCCTCAAGCCGATTCAGGCCGCGCTGGACAGCGCCAGCAGCCTGCCCGAATTCCGCGATGCGCTGGAGGGCGCTTTAAGTCAGCTCGATCCGGCCCGGCTGGCCGAAATCCTGGCGCGCGGCCAGTTTGCAGCGCGGGCGTGGGGCCAGCTCAATCAAGTCAAAAAGGAAGTTTTATGAGTTTCTGGACAATTTTTAGAGACGGCATCCGCAGCTCAGTGCAGGGATTTTTGCTGATCGACCCCGCTACCGGACAGCCGGTCACGCCGCTCACTGATGCGCAAATGCGGGCTTCGGCCATGCCCGTCACTGCGGGCCAGCTCACCACGGCCACCGCGACGATTGCCAACGGACAAAGCCTTTCAGATGCTGTTGATCTCGGCCTGATGCGCATTGGCCGGATCGTAATGCCAGAAGTCGCCAGCGGCTGGACAGCTGCTGACTTGACGATGCAAACGAGTCACGACGGCGTGACCTGGAGCAATCAATATGACGACTCCCGCGTCGAGTACCAGATCAAAGTCGATGCCGGGCACTCGCAATGGGTGCCTCTGGACAAAATGATGTCAGTGCGCTTTGTGAAATTCCGCAGCGGTACGGCAGCAGCGCCAGTGCCTCAAGCTGCTGATCGATCCATCATCCTCGTGCTGGTGCCGTAATGCCGGTGCTCGGTACGCGCCGGGCCGTGCTGTCGGCCAACACATCTATTTATGCCCGTGCCAAGACCATCATGCAGCGGCGCGGCGACTCGCTGCTGCTACCCGGAATCGGTCGCATGAATGGGTTTAACCCCGAATTTTTTACCGACAGTTCTGGGATAACCCATGCCGTTTTGGATGATTTCATTGGGTTTTCCAATGACTGTGGATTCGGGGGTCTTGTTTTTACCCAAGCCACTATTCAAAACAAACCAAGAATTACCAAATCTACAAATTTATTAGTTGGATTAAGTACTGGGATAGGCTGGCTTTATGATTACAAGAACGGTACAGAATTCCGGATCACAAGAAGTTCCACTTCTGAATCTGGATATATTTATAGTAAAGAATTTAAAATATTTAATAAATATCCAGTAACTTTATCCTTCGAGTCAATGCAGATCGGAAGCGTCAATTCTTGTGAATTATATATTTTGGGGCATGAGTACTGGGTAACAGGAGCAATAAAAAATATAATTTATGAAAATTCGACAACATGGATAAAAAATACGTTTACATTCCAGCTTGATGAGAGTGTTGAATTTGGAGATTCTGTAATACGTTTTGACCATAATGGGGGAGATGGTTCTGCGTCGAGCGTATGCGTTAGAAATTTGAAATTAGAGTATGGAAATACCGCTACTCAGTGGAACTTTTCTTTTGAAGATGATCCAGATTACGACACAGCAGGCTTTCCATACCGGCTGCAATTCGATGAGACTGACACACTCTCAGCGGTTATCCCCGCAGGCTACGAGGCCGCTACCGTGATCTATGCGGTGCCGGGCGGCCAGGTCACGATGACAAACCAGAACTTATCAGCTGCTGGTGTGCTGACGCTCGGCCCAAATCTGATACTTTTCGCGCTGATCGTCTGCAAGACGCATCCAGACGCCGCCGATCTGGCGGCGCTCCAGGCGTTAGCAAACAAACTTGCAGGGGTATAGCCATGATGATTTACACGGAGACGCTATCAATCACGGTCAAAATTTCCGGCGTTTTAGGGCGTTTTTCCGGGCTGCGGCTACACAGACGCCAGATTTTTTCAGGGCGCGGCTGTGCGCGCTGTTAAACGGGTGTTAAACGCATTGGTTTTTGTGGGGTCGCCTGCAGTTTTTCACAATCAAGGGAGCAGCGCATCAAATGGCCAAAAAGTTTGACTTGACGCCGCTACTGAAGGCGGTCAACCCGGAAGAGGCGATCAACTTTTTCCGGCAGAAGGGCTTTCGCATCGGGTTCGACCACCGCGACGTGTGGCAGCAGGAACACCAGGCGGCGTTCAGCGTCGCCAAAGCCATGCAGCTGGACCTGCTGGCCGAGATTCGCGGCTTTGTCGATGCGGCCATCGCGACCGGCACCACGCTGGCGACGTTCCAGAAAGAGCTGATGCCGCGCCTGGTCAAGCGCGGCTGGTGGGGCAAGAAGGAAATGGCTGACCCGCTCACCGGCGAAACCAAGCTGGTGCAGCTGGGCAGCCCCAGGCGGCTCGAAACTATTTATGACACCAACTTGGCCACGGCCTACAGCGAAGGCCAGTGGGAACGCATCGAACGCAACAAGGCGCTGTTTCCGTTCCTGGAATACGTCCGTACTGCGTCGGTCAATCCACGCCACACGCACCTGGCTTATGCCGGGCTGGTGCTGCCCGCCGATTCCCCATTCTGGCAAACCCACATGCCGATTAAACAGTGGAAGTGCAAATGCTCGGTGATTCAGCACACTGGGCGCATGCTGGAGCGTGAAGGCCTGAAGGTGGGCACCGCGCCGCCCGAAGTGATGCGCGAGATGCTCAACAAGCGCACCGGCGAGATCATGCAGGTGCCCGTTGGCGTGGACCCGGCTTTTCATTACCCGCCGGGCGGTCGCCGGGAACACCTGGACAAGATGCTCCAGGACAAAACCGACGCCTTCAAATCGGGCAAATAAAACAGGGGATTGACAAATTGCGCAATTCGTCAATTCGCCAATCCGCCCAATAGACCTAACCCGTTTTAATAGCCTCTGAGGTGCCATTGCGAGAGCATTGACGCCTCATGACGATCAAAGCAAATCCCCGCAAATTCGGCAATATCGCCGCGCTGACATTCCAGATCAGCGCGGGCGCTGGAGCACAAGCTCAACTGCTGCCCGCTGGCGAGTTCAGCCCGGTCGATGGGAGGCCTACGCCGTGGGGCACATGGAAGCTCACCGAGTCCAACGCGCCCGCCGTGGTGGCGCTCGCCAACCAGCGTGTGAACGATTTCGTCATCGACTACGAACATCAGACCCAGCTCGCGGACATCAACGGCCAACCCGCGCCCGCCGCAGGCTTTTTCAAGCGCGTCGAGTACCGCCCTGAAAGTGGGCTGTGGGCCATCGACGTGCGCTGGACAGCACGCGCCACGCAGTACATCAAAGACGGCGAATACAAATACATCAGCGCCGTATTTGCCTTTGACGAAAAAACGGGTGTCGTCTTGCAACTGCTGTGCGCAGCCCTGACCAACAACCCCGGCTTGCACGGCATGGATGCCGTCCAACTCGCCGCCCTCACCGCACGCTTTTCTATGGCCGATACCGACCCGGCCCGCCTTCAGGTCGATAACCTCCCGGAGAAATTACCAATGAATCCAGTTTTGAAGGCGCTGCTGGCAGCGCTTGGACTGCCCGAAACCGACGCCACGACTGCCGAGCAAGCCGTCGCCGCCGTGGAGGCGCTCAAAGCCAGCGCCACGGCGATGTGCAAAGAAAACGCCACGCTCAAAAGCGCGGGTAACCCTGACCCGAGCAAATGGGTGTCTCTGGACAAGTTCACTGAACTGAGCACCCAGGTCGCCCAGCTCACGGCCAGCCACGGCGAAGGTGAAATCGACAGGCTGCTCACCGATGCCCGCGCTCAGGGCAAATGCTCTGCCGTGGTCGAAAGCGTCTGGCGCGAGGTGGGCCGCCAAAACATTGCCCAGCTCAAAGCGCTGATCGACAAGACCCCCGGCAACCCGGCGCTGACCGGCCAAAGCCAGACCGATGGCAAAAAGCCTCTCTCGACCGATCCCGCAGCCGCCAGCGAACAAGAGCTGGCCATGTGCAAAGTGATGGGCATGACCATCGAGCAGTTCCGCGCTGGCGCGTAAGGAGTCAACACGATGACCGCAATCACAACGGAGCGCGACACCCAGCGCCGCGACGGCAAACAGGGCGCTTACCACGTGCTAGCCGCTACCAAGGTGCTGGCCGGTACGCTGGTCGTGCTGACGGCCGCAGGCTACGCCCAGGGCGGCGCGGCAGGTTCAACAACGCTCAAAGCTCTCGGCGTGGCCGATGAAACCGCCGACAACTCTGGCGGCGCCAGCGGCGACATCCGAGTCAAGGTGCGCCGCGACGGCTGGTTCCGCTTTGCAAACAGTGCGGCGGGCGACCTGATCACCACCGCTGACATCGGCAGCAACTGCTACATCGCAGACAACCAGACCGTGGCCAAAACCAATGGTTCGGCTTCCCGCAGCATAGCTGGCAATGTGCGCGATGTGGATGCCGTGGGCGTCTGGATCGAATTCGTCTAACCCTCAACTCATTCAAAAATCATGATCATCAATCCAGGCAACCTGACGCTGCTTAAACAAGGCTTCAATGCCGCTTTCAAGAACGCCTTTGGCTCTGTGACCCCGATGTGGGACAAGATCGCCATGAAGGTGCTGTCGAACACCAGCGAAGAGGTCTATGGCTGGCTGGGCGCGAACACGAAATTCCGCGAATGGGTGGGCGAGCGCGTTTACCAAAACCTGAAAACGCACGGCTACACGATCAAAAACAAGACGTTTGAATCGACCGTGACGGTGCCGCGTGAAGCCATCGAAGACGATCAGTACGGCGTGTACACGTCGCTGACGGCGCAAATGGGCCAGGATGCCAAGCTGCACCCCGATGAGCTGCTGTTCGGCCTGATCGCCCTGGGCACCTCGACGCTGTGCTACGACGGCCAGTATTTCTTTGACACTGATCACCCGGTAGGCGCGCAGGGTTCTGAAGTCAGCGTGAGCAACTACACCAGCGCGGGCGGCAACAACGCCTGGTATCTGCTCGACACCAGCAAGATTCTCAAGCCGTTCATTTTGCAAATGCGCCGCGACTATGCGTTTATCGCCAAAACCAATCTCAATGACCCCAATGTTTTTGAAAACAACGAGTTCGTTTTTGGCTCCGATGGCCGCCTGAACGTCGGCTTTGGCCTGTGGCAGCAGGCGTACTGCAGCAAGGCTTCGCTGGATTCAGCAGGTTACGGCGCTGCCCGCCAAGCCATGATGACTTTCAAGTCTGACGCTGGCAAGCCGCTGGGCATCACGCCCAACCTGCTCCTGGTCGGCCCGACCAACGAGGCGGCAGCGCTCAAGGTGGTCAAGGCCGAGAAGGACGCCTACGGTGCCGACAACATCTACCGCAACAGCGCCACAGTGGTGGTCTGCCCTTGGCTGCCTTGAGCGCCCCAACTGATCAACTCCTGGAGAACTACCTAATGGCAACGAGCGACAAAAAAGCACTTGATGCGAAACCTGATGAGCAACCGCAGGCCCAAAGCGCCGCTAAACAAGGCTTGAAAGTCACGGCGCGCCCGCCCAGCTTTCGCCGGGGCGGCTACACCTTCACCGGCGAGGCCAAGACGATCCCGCTGAGCGACCTCTCGCCCGAGCAGGTCGAGGCGATTGAAAACGATCCCAACCTTGTGTGCCACCGCGTGACCATCGCACCGCCTGAAAAAGCACCTGAAGCCGCATCCGAAGCGGCATAACCCGCCCTGACCGCAACAAGCCGGAGGCCATCGCCCCCGGCCTGCTTTGAGGTTTCAGGCCTGCAGCTCCAGACGGCGCTGCAGCCCTTAAAGCTTAAAACCTATGACATACGCCACCCCCACAGACCTCTTGACCCGGTTCGACGCCTCGGAAATCGCCCAGCGCGTGGACCGGGGCGTGCCGCGCCTGATCACGGCCCAGCTCATGCAGGATGCCGCCGCTGGTGCCAGCCTGGCCGCTTACCCGCTTGATGCCGCCGGGCGCGCCCAGGCCGCGATGGTGGTGCTGCAGCGCGCTTTGCAGGATGCCGACGACACGATCAACGGCTACATCAGCGCCCGCTACACGCTGCCGCTGGCACCGGTGCCCGCCGTGCTGGGCCGCGTGGCCTGTGAGCTGGCGCGCTTTTACCTGTACGACGATCAGGTGACCGACCCGATCAAGGATCGCCATGCCGCCAACATCAGGTGGCTGGGCGAGGTGTCCAGGGGCACCGTCAGCTTGGGCGCGGATGCGGCCAGCGGCGTGCAGCCCGTCAGCAGCGCCGGGGCTGAACTGGTGACCAGCGCCCCAGTCTGGAAGCGCGAAAACAGCCGGAGCTTTCTGTGACCATGACCGGCGTGATGATTGAGGCGCATGCCGATGGCCTCGAAGCGCTGGCCGGTGCGCTGATCCGCATGCACACGCTGGGCGAAAACCCCAGCCCGATCTGGCACGCCATCGGCCAATACGGCGAGAGCAGCACCCGGCTGCGCTTTGCCCGGCAAGTCGGCCCGGATGGCCAGCGCTGGAAGGCGAGCAAGCGCGCCCTGAAGACCGGCGGGCAGACGCTGCGGCTCAAAGGCCACCTGCTGGGCAGCATCAGCTACCGCGCCAACCAGAGCGGCGCTGAGTGGGGCACCAACAAGGTCTATGCCGCCATTCACCAGTTTGGCGGCACGATCAACAAAGCTGCTTTTTCCTCGACGCTGCGCCTGCGCACTGGCAAGGGCGGCGCGCTGCTGCGGCAAAAAGACCATTCCAACCTGGCGGTGTTTGCCAAAAAGTCGCACAAGAAAGCGGTGGAGCGCCGCTACACCGTGGGCGCGCACACCATCACCATGCCAGCGCGCCCTTTCCTGGGCGTCAATGCTGCCGATGGAGCGGAAATGATCGCGCTGGTCAAGGAGGCTGTGATCTTGGCCACCAAAAACCGTGGAGGAAATCCGTAATGCTGGCCCATGCTGAAAACGTGCTGATTGCCCAGCTCAAAGACCACCGCGACATCAAGCGCCTGGTGCGCACCACCGGCACCCTGCCCAAGGTGCCCACCGACAAGCTGCTGCAGCGCTACTACGCCGACGCGCCCGCTCTTTATATAGTGCCGGGGCGCTTTGTGGTCAAAGACAGCCTGGCCACGATGATTTTCACGGTCGCGGGCGTGGTGCGTAATGTGGCCGGACAGGAACAGGCGCGCAAGGGCGACGGCATTGACATCGGCTGCGATCACCTGGTCACGCTGGCTATTCGGGCGATTAACGGCCAGTTTATTGGCGACTGCACCTGGTCAGTGACCGGCGGCGAGATGGCTGACGATGAGCTGTTTGACGCTGCCGGAATTGCGGCCGTAGAAATCACGCTGGAGAGCACGCCCGTCGAGCTGGACTACAACTACGGCGAGGCCCAGATTGCCAACCTGCCGCCATTGCCCGACAGCGAGCTGGCCGACTTTACGCACTTTTATGCCGACATCGACCTGCCGCCCCACGCGGGCGCGCCGGCGCATGCCGACTGGCTGGCCGAACCCCCGATTTACACCGACAGCCAGCCCGATGCCACGCTGGACATTCAACTTCCTGGAGCTTCCTGATGAGCCGCATTTTTATCAAACCCGCCGCGCCCGGCCTCAAGGTGCGCAAGCCCGTCAACGGCTATCTGGCCGCTGAGGGTGAAGAGGTCAACGCCGACAGCTACTGGCTGCGCCGCATGGCCGACGGCGATGTGATCGAAGCCCCGCGCACCGCACAGCCTGCAGCGCCGCAAGCGGCCAGCCTGTAACGGGCTTTTTTAAAGCATTTAACTGGAGCACTCACTCATGCCGGACAACGTCACGTTCAACACCATTCCTATCGACATACGCACGCCGGGTCAATACCTCGAAATTGACAACAGCCGGGCCTCGACGGGCCTGCTGTCGATGGAGCGGCGCATGCTGTACATCGGCAACAAGCTGGCATCGGGCACGGCGGCAGCGGCGACCCTGCACCGCATCAACAGCGCAGGAGAGGCCGCCACGCTGTTTGGCCGGGGTTCTGTGCTGTACGAAATGCTGGTGCTGGCGCGCGCGGCGAACACCACCAGCGACATCTGGGCAATGGGCCTGGACGATGACGCGGGCGGAACGGCGCACGAAATGTACATCGCCGTGAGCGGCCCAGCTACAGGATCGGGAACGCTAGCGCTGTACATCAACGGTCATAAATTGACGGTTGGGGTGACCGAGGGAGATTCTGCACATACGATATCCCAGGCCATTGCGTATGCCATCAGTTCTTGGGACGATAGCCCGATGAGGGTGCATGCAGGTGAAGGTATCGCATCTGGTGTGCCGCTGATAGCGCGCCATAAGGGAGACTTTACCAACGACATCGATATCCGGCTCAACTATTACCCGGATGACCGGACACCGGACGGCGTGGCTGTCGAGATTACAGACTCTACGCCGGGTGCCGGGAATCCAGATGTGGCGGCGGCGCTGGCCGCGATCAGCCTGGAGTCGTACTACACCATCGTGACGCCTTACAACGATGCCAGCAACGTGACCAAGCTGGAAACCGAACTCAATGCGCGCTGGGGCGGCATGGACATGCGCACCGGCCACGTGTTTTTCGCCCTGAAAGGCACGCATGCGGACCTGACCACCTACGGCTCGGCGCGCAACAGCCCGCACAGCACGGTGCTTGGCCTCAAGAGCGCGCCATCGCCCACGTACCACTATGCGGCTGTGCTGGCGGCGGTGTGCGAGCTGAGCGGCGCGATTGACCCGGCCCGCCCGTTCCAGACGCTGGCGCTGCCCGGCATCCTGCCGCCCGCCGAAGCGGATCGTTTCACCCGGCTTGAGCGCGACCTGCTGCTGCGCGACGGCATCAGTACCTTCACGGTCGATCAGGGCGGCAATGTGCTGATTGAGCGGGTGGTGACCACGTACCAGACCAACGCCTATGGCATTGACGATGTGAGCTACCTCGATTTGGAAACCAAGTGGACGGTGGACTACATCCGCTTTGCATTCCGGGCGCGCATTGCCCAGCGCTTTCCGCGCCACAAGCTGGCCGACAACGGCACCAGCTTTGCACCGGGCCAGGCCGTGGCCACACCGAACATCATCCGGGGCGAGCTGCTCGACGTGGCGCGCCAGCTTGAACTCGGCGGCTTGCTGGAGGGCTTTGACCAGTTCAAGGATCAGCTGCTGGTGGTGCGCAGCCTGTCCGACAAAAACCGGGTCAACGCCGTGCTGCCGCCCAACGTGGTCAACCAGTTCCGCGTGTTTGCCGCATCGGTTCAATTCATTCTGTAGGAGCAGCTCATGACGCAAGTAGCGGGAAAAGTTTTTATCACGATCAATGCCCAGCGCCTGCGCAGCAAAGAAGGCGCCAGCCTGGAGACGGGCGGCGTCGAGCGCGAAGCGGTCATCAGCGACAGCGGTGTGGACGGTTTTATGGAAAAGGAAACCGCGCCCAAGGTGGACTGCAAGATCAGCCTGACCAACGAAATCAAGCTCAAGGACTTGCAGGCGTTCAAGGACGGCACGCTGATTTTTGAAACCGACACGGGCCGCATCTACACGCTGCGCAACGCCTGGTGCGCCAAGCCGCCCAAGCTGGAAAAGGGCGAGGTGACGCTGGAGTTTGGCGCGACCGAGTGCCTCGAAGGCTGACCGCGCCACGCCCACGACCCAAGCCGCCCACGGGCGGCTTTTCCCACTGAAGCACCTGCTTCAAACCATGTTTAAACCCGGAGAAAACCATGACTGAATCTGGAACCATCATCAAGAAACTGCCCAAGCCCTGGAAAGTGGGCGGACAGGAAGCCACCGACATCGAGGTGCGCGAGCCGACCGTGCAAGACCTGGTGGAAGCCGAAAAAGAAGCCAACCCGGCAGTCGGCCCGAACGCCTTCAACGTGGCGATGGCCTGCCGCACGGTGGTACGCGCTGGCACCTACACCGGCCCGTTTGCGCCCGGCCAGTTCAACGCGATGGGTTCGCGCTCCTGGTATGTGGTGCGCGACGCCATGCAGGAGGCCGAGGCGCTGGGGGAAGCTTAGCGTCCCGCGCCGGGGCGCTGCGCATGCACGTCGCCCTGATTGCGCGGGAGCTGCACTGGAGCCGGGCCGAGATACTGGCCCTGCCGGTGGCCGAATTTAACGCTTATGTCGCGCTGCTGGTCGATTCCCTGACGCCCAAGCCCCCAACCTGAGAACCACCTGAGAAGCCCCGAACATGAGCAGCACCCTTTACACCGTTGGCGTCAAAATTGTTGGCTCTGCAGCCGGGTTGATCCGGGCGGCCAAAGATGCGCAGCAGCAAACCCGGCTGCTGGGCAATGGGATGACCCAGGAGTTCAACAAAATGGCGCGGGCGCGCTCGCTGCTGGGCGTGCGCTCCGAGCATGAGGTGCAGCGGGAGATTTCACGCACGCAGGCGGCTTACAACCGCATGGCCCGCTCGAGCACCTTGAGCGCGAATGAACAGCGCCGCGCCGCTGCTGCCCTGCGCGGCGAGCTGGAGCGCCTGGGTAATGAAATGGGGCGGCTCAGTGGGCGGCAAAGGGCCATGCGCGGGTTGACCATTGGCGGCGCTGGCGTTGCAGGCGTCGGCGCTGCCGGTTACGCACTGTCGGGGCCAGCGCAGAAGGCTATGAGCTATGACCGGCTCTTGTCGGATATGTCCAACACGGGTTATGCGGAACGCGATGCGAACGGGCGGCGCGCCGGCAGACAGGAAATGGAAGCCGAATTGAACAGGGCGCGGGGCTATGGCGGTGGCACCCGTGATCAAAACGCCGAAGCCCTGAACACCATACTCGCCTCGGGCGTGGTGTCTAAAAATGATGCCTACAAGATGATGCCGGGGATCATAAAAGCCAGCACGGCAGCAAGCACGGATGCCAACGACCTGGCGATGATCGGCATCCGGGCCACACAGACCTTCGGGATCAAGGTCGAAGAGGTGGATGCCATCTTGAGTGCTGCAATGAAGGCCGGGCAGGAAGGCGGCTTTGAGGTGAAGAATATGTCGAAGCATCTGCCGCAGCAGATGGCGATGGCTAAAAATCTGGGCTTATCGGGCAAAGAAGGGTTTGCAAAGGTGCTCGCCTGGAATCAGGCCTCAATGATCACGGCTGGCACCAAGGACGAAGCTGGCAATAATCTGAAAGACCTGTTCAACGAGATGAACACGTCACATTTCAAGCGGTATCTGGGTGATCAGCTGCTGGGCGATGGCACTCCCGGCAAAAGGGGCGTGCGCAACAAACGCGCCAAGGACATCGACAACATGTACCTCGACTACCAGAGTCAGGGCGTTGACAAGGTATCGGCCACGATGCTGATGATCGAAAAGGTGTTTGCCAAGGACAAGAATTACCAAAAGCTGCAGGACAGGCTGCGCGCCACAGACAAAAACGACACGGCCGGGCGACGAGAGATTACCAACTCTATGATCGCCCAGGTGGAGGGGTCGGCGTTAGGCAAAATTTTCCACAATCAGATGCCGCTGCTGGCTTTTATGGGGATTATGAACAACCCGGAATACGTCAAGAATGTGCAGGACAAGGCGCGTGCCCAGTACTACTTACCGGCTGGAAAATCGGAGACGGCGGTTTCATACGATGTGATTTCCGGTACGGCGGACTACAAGCTGGAGCAGGCCAGAGAAGATGCCGCCACAGCCCAGAAAGCGGCAATGGACAAGCTCACGCCGGTGATTGGCGAACTGTCCACTGGGTTTTCCAGCTTGGTGACTCAGTACCCGCTTTTGACGGGTGGGGCCATGCTGGCAACTTCAGCGCTGACGGCGCTGGCGGGCGCTGCAGGCCTGACAGCGCTGGCGCTTGGGGCGCAAGGCCGGGCTGGCCTGCCAGGTGCTGGCGCTGTGGCAGGCGGGCTGGGAAAGTTAGGTGCTGTGGGCATGGCTGGCGCTGCAGGCTATGGCGTGGGCACGCTGCTTTATGACAACTTGCTGGCGGGCACTTCCTTCTCGGATGGTCTTGGGCGCGGTCAAGCCAAACTACGCTCATTCTTTGGCAACAAGGATGCCGAGGCAGCACTGCGCGCAGAGCGAGACTTTGACCGCGCCAATCAGCCCAAGACGATGGCCCAGCGACTGGGCTACAACGGCACCTCTCCGCTGCCCTTGCTGCAGCAGGATTTAAAAGGCGAAATCGTCGTGCGCGTGACCGGTGCGCCCGGCTTGTCTGTCCAGGCTGACACCAAAACCAACAGCCCACGGATTCCGTTTCGCACGGATGTGGGGCATACCAACACGGCGGCAGGATTCTGATGGCAACTCTGATGGCAACGTGGCGCGATGAAATGGGCCAGCTCACGCTGCCCGATGGCCGAAAAATGGTGGCGGGCAGCTTTCGCGGCGTGCCGTTTCGCACAGTGGACGCGGAAATGCGCGTGGGCAGGCGCAATGTGGTCAATGAATACCCGCAGCGCGACTTGCCCTACGTGGACGATCTGGGCCGCCGGGCGCGCCGCTTTGTGGTCGAGGCCTACGTCATCGGCGACGGCTACCGTGCCGAGCGCGATGCGCTGATCACGGCGTTCGAGGGCAAAGGCTCGGGCGAGCTGATCCATCCGCGCTACGGGCTGCGCAAAGTCTCGGTCGATGGGGATGTGAGCCTGAAGGAGTCGCCCGAGCGCGGCGGCATGGCGCGCATCTCGGTGACGTTTGTCGAGGACGCCTCGAACACCTTTCCGGCAGCGGCGCAAGACACGGTGGCCAAGGTGGAGTCCACGGCCAATGCGGCGGATGAGACGATTCAAACAGCGTTTTCAGACGCTTTTTCGGTCGAGGGCATGAGCGTGCTGGCGACCGATGCAATCAAGGGCATGACGGCCAAGGTCAATGGGCTGCGGCAAATGGCTGAACGGGTAACCAGCGTGGCGGGCCTGGCCACGATCCTGCGCCAGGTGAGCCTGCTCTCTGGCAGCCTGACGGCGCTGATCCGCACGCCGGTGGTGCTGGTGCAAAACGTGCGCAGCCTTTATGCCCAGCTGGTGCAGGAAGTGGAGCGCCCGCTGTCGGCGCTGGCCGAGCTGCAGTCTGTGTTTTTTGGCAATGCGCGCCCGCTGGGCACGGCCCGCGCTGGATCGACTCGGGCGCTTGGCCTGGCAAACGATGTGGCTCAGTCCGACCTGCAGCGCGGCCTGGCGCTGACGAATCAGGCGCGGCTGCTGGCGGTGGCGATGTCCGATACCAGCGTGATTGCCACCAGCGCCCAGGCCGTGGCGCTGCGCGATGCACTGGTGTCCCAGATCGACATCGAGCTGGAAGTCAACGATCCGCCTGCGGCCGTGGCCAGGGCGCTGACCAATGTGCGGGCCGCCGTGGTGCGCGACGTGGCGGCGCGCAGCGAGTTTCTGCTGCGCCGGGCCAGTTACACGCCGCAGGCCGTGCTGCCCGCGCTGGTGCTGGCGCACCGGATTTATCAGGATGCGCGGCGCGCCGACGAGCTGGCCGCGCGCAACGGCGTGCCGCACCCGGCTTTTATGCCAGCGCGCCCCTTGGAGATACTGCAATGACGAACGACAACGACGGCACGCTGATCATTGGCGGCATGGCCTACGGCGGCTGGACGCGCCTGGAGGTGCAGCGCGGCATCGAGCAGATCGCGGGCGGCTTCACGCTGCAGCTCACAAGCCGCTACCCCGGCGTGGACGTGCCGATGCAGTTACGCGAAGGGCTGGCGTGCAAGGTGCTGTTAGGCAATGACCTGGTGATTTCTGGCTACATTGACGAGTACGAAACCGACGACACGGACACCAGCTCGACGGTGCGCGTCTCGGGCCGCGACAAGACCGGTGATCTGGTGGACTGCTCGGCCATTTTCAAAACCGGCCAGTGGCGCGGCGTGACGCTGGCGCAGATCGTGGCCGACATCGCCCGCCCGTTTGGCATCACGGTGGCGGTGTCGCCGGGAACGAATACCGGCGAGGTCTTCAAACGCTTCGCACTGGAAGAGGGCGAGAAAGCTTTTGACGCCATCGACCGGGCCTGCAAGCTGCGCGCCGTGCTGGTGACCAGCACGCCCGACGGCAACCTCTTGATCACCAGCGCCAGCACCGTGAGCAGCGGCGTGCGCCTGATTGAAGGCGTGAACATGAAGAAGTTCAATTCCAAACACTCCTGGAAAGAACGGCACAGCGAGATCACCCTGAAGGGCCAGGTGCCCGGCGATGACCATGAAAACGGCGCTGCTGCCGCGCATCTGAAGGCCTCTGGAAAAGACGCGGAAATCAACCGCTACCGCCCGCTGGTGGTGATTGCCGAACACGGCACCAGCAGCAAGTCGATGGCCGACCGGGCCGCCTGGGAAGTCAAGGTGCGCATGGGGCGCGGCAAGCGCGGCGGCTGCACGGTCGTGGGCTGGCGCACGGGCAAGGACGGGCAGGAAGGCCCGCTGTGGCAGCCCAACACGCTGGTGCAGGTGACCAGCGCCCGCATGAATGTGGACATGGAGTTGCTGATCGTGAGCTGCAATTACCAGCTCGGTGAGCAGGGGAAATTCACTGCCCTGACGTTTTCCCGGCCTGAAGCGTTCGAGCTGGTCGAGGGCATAGGCCGCAGCCGCCTCAACGCCAAGCTGAACGACAAGACGCAAAAAGAGAAGCACAAAAAGAAACAAAAAGGCGATGGTTACACGCCCTACACACCCTCGTGGTATCGGGACGCGCCATGATGAACCGCCTAATGGCCCGCGTGCGCGGCATGGTCAGCCGGGCCGTGGTCAACCTGGTTAACGATGGCGCCAAGCTGCAGGCGCTGCAGGTGACGCTGTTGGCTGATCAGGTGCCCGATGATGTGGAACACTTTCAGCATTACGGCTGTACCAGTGTTCCACTCCCCGGCGCTGAGGGCATTGCGCTGGCCGTGGGCGGCAGCACCGGGCACACGGTCGTGATCAATGTGGACGACCGGCGCTACCGCCTCACGGGCCTGCGGGCTGGAGAGGTGGCCCTGTATGATGACCTTGGCCATAAAATCCACCTGACCCGCGACGGCATCGTGATTGACGGGGCGGGCCACCCGGTGACGATGACGAACCTGACCAAGCTTCGCGTTGAATCCGGCATCGAGGCGACGGGCGACATCAAAGACAACTGTGACAGCGACAGCATCGGCGGGACGGTGCAGGCGCTGCGCTCTGCCTACAATTCGCACAAGCACCCTGAGACTGGCACCACAACTGATACTACAGACAGCCCGGTCTAAAGCACTTTAATAGCCCTTTTCGGTGTCTTTAACGACACTGGCGGGCATGGACCTCGCCCTCATCTACAACCCCCAGCTGCAAGCATTTGACCTTGCGCTATCCGGCACCGATCTGGCCACGGATGACACGCTGGCCAGCACTGCGGTGGCGTCCCTCATGTGCGACCGGCTGGCGGAACCTTACGAAGTGCAGCCAGGACAAGACCGGCGCGGCTGGTGGGCTGATGCTTATGCTGGCAACGAGCACAAGACCGGCTCGCGCCTGTGGCTGCTGGAGCGCGAAAAGCAGTTGCCCGGCGTGGTGCTGCGCTGCAAACAATACTGTGAAGAGGCTCTGCAGTGGTTCATTGATGACGGCCTGGCCACGGCCATCACGGTCACTGTGTTCGTGCCGCGCATGGGCTGGCTGGTGGCGCTGATCAACTTCGCCATCAACGGCCAGAGCCGTAACTATCGGTTCGAGTTCGACCAATCTCGCCAGGTGTGGCATCTGGCGGGAGAATCAAATGCCGTTTGAGCGCGACCCCCTGCCCACGCTGATCGACCAGGGCGCGGCGGAATTCGAGACCCGCCTGCCCGGCGTGCTGGCGCGCCTGCGCAACAGCGCCATCGGCGTCATCAACCGGGTGATGGCGGGCGGGCTGAACGCGCTCTATAAATATGCCGAATATTTGAGCCTGCAGTGGTGGCCAGACCAGGCGGACGCGGAATTTTTGCCGCTCCACGGCGCGCGCTGGGGCCGCAACCGGCTCTCGGCAGCAGCGGCGACAGGATCGGTGCGATTCACGGGTTCCATTGGCGCGTCAATCCCGCTGGGCACGGTCGTGCAGCGCTCCGATGCCGCCCAGTATGCAACCACAGCCGATGGCGTGATTGCCGCCAGTGGTGTAGCCATCATCACGGTGCAGGCTGCCGAGGCTGGACAGGCGGGCAATGCAGTCATTGCCACGGCCCTCACGCTGACCTCGCCCATTGTGGGCGTGGACTCCGTGGCCACCGCCCAAACGGCCCTGGCCAGCGGCGCGGACGTTGAAGGGATTGAAGCCTGGCGCGCCCGCATTCTGGCGCGCATCCGCAAGCCGCCCCAGGGCGGCGCTGACTATGACTATGTGGACTGGGCGCTTGCCGTGCCGGGCGTGACCCGCGCATGGGTCTATCCCGGCGAGCAAGGCGCAGGCACGGTAGTGGTCCGGTTTGTACGCGACGACGACGCGGCCATCATTCCCGATGCTGGCGAGGTCGCGGCGGTGCAGGCGGCCATTGATGCGGTGCGTCCCGTCACGGCAACCACCTATGTGATGGCACCGATTCCCAAGACGCAGAATTTCCAGATTCAGCTTACCCCCAATACGGCTTCGACGAGAGCGGCGGTGGTGGCTGAGCTGCAGGCGCTGTACCAGCGCCAAGCCACGCCGGGCGGCACGATGCTGATCAGCCACCAGCGCGAGGCCATCTCGACCTCGGCAGGCGAGACGGACCATGTTCTGCTCTTTCCCGCAGCCAACCAGACCCACACGGCAGGACAGATGCCCACGCTGGGAACCATCACATGGCTGTGACGCTGAAATCGTGGGTTTCATCCTTGCAAGCCCTGTTGCCGCCGGGGCGGGCGTTCAGCCGCGAACCGGACAGCGTGCTGTCAAAGCTGCTGGGTGCGATTGCGGCGATGTACCTTGCCGCCGACCTGCAGTTTGAGCAGCTCCTGCAGCAGGCCGACCCGCGCCAAGCCACCAGCATGCTGCCCGACTGGGAGCGCCTGCTGGGCCTGCCAGACGCCTGCCTGCCGCTGGACAACCTGAGCACCGCCGAGCGCCAGCGCATTGCCTACCAGCGCCTGACCGAGCAAGGCGGCCAGTCCCGCGCCTATTTCATCGAGTTGGCAGACCTCTACGGCGAGCCCGGAACGACGATCACCGAGTTCAGCCAGTTCACCTGCGAAAGCGCTTGTGTGGATGCGCTGTACAGCCAGGCCGATCAATTCGTCTGGCGGCTGAACATTCCAAGGGCTGCTGAAAATGTGCAGCCGTTCGATGCCAACAGAGCCTGCACCAGTTCGCTGCTGGACTACGACGCGTCGATTGCCGAGTGCCCGATTCGTGAGCGCAAACCGGCTCACACCACGGTGCTTTTTGCCTATACCAATTCCTGATTTTTCAATCAATTTTGA